TGTTAAATAAAGATAGAAGTACAGAAAAAAATGTGATTGATATAGAGGCAATAAAGAATGAGTCTCAACAAGAATAATCAGGGATATAGAAATAATCCAAAACTCAAACCACCGGGCATTGAGCTCCAGTATACAAAAGAACAACTAGACGAATATATTAAATGTGCAAATGATCCCGTATACTTTTGCAACAAATACATCAAAGTAAAGACTCTTGACAAGGGTATTATGCCCTTTGAACTTTATGATTATCAACAAAAATTTGTTAATTATATTCATAAAAATAGATTTGTTATTTCAAAATGGCCTCGCCAGTCTGGTAAATCTACCTCTGTAATTGGTTATATCTGTCATTATATTACTTTTAACCAAAGTGTAAGCGTGGCAATTCTGGCAAACAGACTAAAGACTGCCAAAGATGAATTGTATTCAAAATTACAATTAGCCTATGAAAATTTACCACAATTCCTACAACAAGGTGTCGTGGAGTGGAATAAAACATCTTTAAAATTGGAAAATGGTTCCCGAGTAGTATGTGATGCTACCTCTTCCGGTGCAATCCGTGGTGGTTCGTTTAACTTTCTTCTTTTGGACGAATACGCCTTCTTGCCATCTCACGTAGCAGAAGAATTCTATGCATCTACCTATCCTACCATTTCAGCAGGTACCACCACCAAGCTTGTAATAGTTTCTACCCCCAATGGAATGAACCACTTTCATAAACTTTGGGTTGATGCCAACAGGGCAGAGGGCCATAAACTAAAGAATAAATTTATTCCCATAGAAGTTAGTTGGAGAGATGTGCCGATTACATCTGGAGGAAGAAAAAGAGACGATGTTTGGGCAGCGGAACAGATTGCCAATACAAGCCCAGAGCAGTTTGAACAGGAATATGGCTGTAGTTTCTTGGGATCGTCCAATACACTGATCGCTACCTCAAAACTAAACGTTCTGGCACCAGAGGAGTTTTTGCAAGAAGATTCTGATGGACTTAGAATATTTGAACTTCCTAAAAAAGATGAAATTTACTTTTTACAAGCCGATGTCTCTAGAGGACAAGGTTCAGACTATTCAGCATTCACCGTAATAAATGGTACTTCGGCTCCATATAAAGTAGTTGCATCATATCGAAATAATGCAGTAAGTCCTTTTAATTTTCCAAATGTAATTAAAAAAGTTGGAGAACGATATAACAATGCTTATGTCCTTGTAGAAACAAATGACATAGGTGGTCAGGTTTCTTCTATTCTTTATAATGATTTAGAATATGAAAATGTTCTTATGACCAAAATAATGGGTCGAAAAGGACAAATGTTATCACAAGGATTTGCTAATGGAAGAAGTGAAATGGGATTAAGAACAACTACCCAAACCAAAAAATTAGGGTGTGCTATATTTAAAAGGTTAGTTGAAGAAGACAAAATTTTAATAAATGATGAAAGAATATTGGCTGAATTAATAACATTTGTTTCAAAGTCAAATACATTCAAGGCAGAAGAAGGACATAATGACGATCTGGTAATGACTTTGGTATTCTTTGCTTGGTTGACAAGACAAGAATATTTTGCAGATTTGATTGAAAGCGCAAAATTTAATTATGAAGAAGCCAAAAAGCCAGAAGATGATAATACTTTATTCATGTTAAGTGAAGAATCTATGGAAGATGATGAATTTTCTGATGGAAATGTCGTTTGGAAGAAGGTATAAAAAATTACTAAATATTAGTGATAAAAAAGGACAATCATGCCAACTCTTAGTTCTTTTACTAGCACTAATCAATTCCGAACTGAAACAGCCTCTGATGCATTTAAGATGGATTGCGGCTATTTGACAGGTTTAACCTATTTAACCCCAACATTTAGTACTGTTGGAGCATCAAACAATCCCGGAAATTTATTTGGTTGGCTAATTTATGCCAGAGCAATTAAGTCATCGCCAGCAATAGGTACTACCGCATCAACGTATGTGTATTATACTTCGCCATCAGCAATGGTTAATGATTTAAACAAATTAAATGGTGTTACCGGAGCTTTAATAAATCCTACAACAACTACAGGAAATAGTTTTGGATTCTTTATCTATAATGGTATAATTAATAGCGATCAAACCAGTAATCTTGGAATTACTGGTGCTGGAAGAGAATTTTTATATGCATTAGATTATCTTTCATACGGTGGTAATCTCGTTATTGCAGGAACTACAAAAGGTTTTTTAGACTGGAAAACTGACTATAATACAGATTTTGATTTAATTATGGGTGCAACTGGTTTAGGTTTTTCTGGCGCTCAAAGATGGCTTGAAAATGAAGCACCATATACTATAGGTGTGTTTCCTAGTCTAGATGATGGCGCAGGAACAACTTTAACAAATTTTGTTTTTAATGGAACATCATTTGTCGAAGGCGCAACTGTAGCTGATCGTGTATTTTCTGTGTATGGTCAAAAAACAGTAACAAATCTCCCACTTCCATCTCTTTATACTTCCGGTGTATTGACTTATGTTAATAATCTTAGTGCTGATGTTGCTGGTATGTTTACACGCGTTAATGCCAGAAATGAACTTTATTTAACTATTGCGGGTTCGGCTAGAGGTTTTATTTTAAATGGAGACGTAACAACCACAGTAAACTTTGCTGACACTGATCTTAAAAATATTCTTAAAAATGCTCGTGTAAACTATTTCTTAAATTATACAACCAAATTCCTTGGTGCTGATTTAGTTGGAGCAACTGCTTCAACATCTAATCCAATAGTTGATGAAAGAATTGGCCCAGCTCAAATGAAGGCCAAAATGAAGAGAGATATTACAAACATTGGTCTCAAATATCTCTATGAGTTAAATAACTCAACAACCCGAAATCTAGTTACTGGAGAAATAACAAATTACTTGTTGCAATATACTACGTACTTGGATACTACAAAAACTCAAGTTATTTGCGATTCTACCAACAACAATGACAACGTATCAACACTTACAATCTTTGTAAATGTAACTCCATTGATTGGAACAACCTCGTTTACACTGAATATAACTCTAAACCAATAATATGGCATCATATAACTCATTAAACCAATTTAAAGCTGGGTTTAAGGGCGGTACTAGAGCAAACCGTTTTCGTGTTATTCCTAATTTTCCCAATACAATAAATGTTGGGAATAATAATACTACTAGATCATTTCTTATATCATCTGGATCGCTGCCAAAAGCAGATGTTGGTGTTATAGGTGTTCCATACAGAGGAAGAATGGCATATTTTGCCGGAGACCGTCAATATTCAGTATGGCCAGTTAGAATTTATGATGATAATGATAGTGCTTTATGGAAAGCATTCAATAGTTGGAAAGAAAAATTGGATGGCCATCTTACACATAAAGTAGAAGGTAACAATTATTCTTATTCCAATTTACAAACTACTTTTTTTATAGAACAGTTAAAACCAAATGGTGAAGTATTAAGAAAAATTAAATTAAATAGATGTTGGCCAAGTGAAGTTGGTGGAATTAATTTTGACTTAGGTTCATCTGAATTTGTTACCTTTGATGTGACATTAACATTTGATTATATAGACATACTTACTGGAATCTGACCATGGCATCACTAAATGAATTTAAAGATAACTTTAAAGGTGGTACCCGCCAAAATAGATTTTTGGTAACTGGAAGTTTTCCTTCTGGGGCTGGTACAGCTTCTACAGCAGGTAATTCGAATAATGCTGGAACTGCAATTCCATTTCATATTCGATCTACCCTTATACCTACTCTACAGACAAGCACAGTTTCATATGACTACTTTGGTAGAAAATTAAATTATCCCGGTGAAAAACTTTATTCTACGTGGTCTGTGTCGATTGTTGATGACACGGATAGTGGAGATTTGTGGAAAAAATTTCATCGGTGGCATAATTATATAAACAATCATGTTGACAATACAACAAGATATTCAGTTACGCCAAACTATAAAGTTAACTGGTATATTGAACATCTTGGATTGAATGAAAATGTTTTAAAGCGTTTTCGTTTAAATGGATTGTGGCCCAGAACAATAAATGAGATGTCTTTCAGCATGGCTCGTCCAAATGTGTTAAATACTTTTAACGTAGTATTTGTTTATGATACAATTTCGATTGATGGCATAACACAGAGAGACGTTTTATAAAAAGGAATTATTGATGGAAATAGATATTTTTGGATTCCAGTTTGGTAGAACAAAAGACGAACCACAGAAAAAAAGTGAAATTGTAGCACAAAATATTGCTGCTCCCGAAATCTTTGATGGAACTGTTACAGTTGAAGCTGGTGGATTTTTTGGAACTGCTTTGGACTATGCTGCCAACCTTCGTGATGAAGGTGCATCTATTATTCAATATCGCAATATGTCTATCTATCCAGAGGTAGATAATGCTATTGATGAAATTGTTAATGCATCAATTGTACCCGGCACAGACCGCAAACCAGTAAAATTAGATCTTGTTAGTGTTCCAATTGCTGAGCCAATTAAATTAAAGATTTACAAAGAATTTGAAAGAATCATCCATCTAATGGATTTTAATGGAAAATCCTATGAAATTTTTAGAAGATGGTATATCGACTCTCGTATATTTTATAATATTGCAATCGATAAAGATCAACCAATGAATGGAATTGAAGAAATTATTCCTCTTGATCCTCTAAAGATAAAAAAAATTCGTAAAGTTGAAAAACAACAAGAACGAGTCGGAAATACTCAAGTTGGTGTAATCAAAAAGATTGAAGAGTATTACCTTTATACCAATACCGATAAAGAAACATATATGTTGACTGGACCAGGTGGTCTCCATCTGTCTCCAGATAGCATAGTTTATGTTCCATCTGGTGTTGTTGATCTCAATACAAAGAGAGTTCTTGGTTATCTACACAAAGCAATCAGACCATTGAATATGTTGAGACAACTAGAAGATTCTCTTCTAGTTTACCGTGTTGCACGTGCACCCGAACGAAGAGTGTTCTACGTTGACGTAGGACAGCTTCCTAAGCAAAAGGCTGAACAGTACGTTCGTGACATGATGAGCCGTTTCCGCACACGCCTGATCTACAATCAGACTACTGGCGAAGTGCGTGACGAAAGAAACCATCTTTCTGTATTGGAAGATTACTGGATTCCTCGCCGTGAAGGTTCTAATGGCACACAGATTACTACTCTTCCCGGTGGTAATGCCATGTCTCAAATTGAAGACGTAGAATACTTTAAGAAGAAGTTGTATGCTTCATTGAACGTTCCTCTTAGCCGTTTGATGTCAGATCAAACTGGATTTAATATGGGCCGTTCCGTAGAAATTACCAGAGAAGAAGTCAAGTTCTATAAATTTATTGAAAGACTTCGCCATCAATTTAGCAAGTTATTCTTAGATCTATTGCGAGTCCAATTGATCCTAAAAGGTATAATGACTGAAGATGACTGGCACGAACTTCGTCCAGAAATCAAAGTAGTATTCAATACCGACAATTATTTTTGGGATCTCAAGGAAGCAGAAATTTTGGCAGAACGCTTAAAAATGGTTCAGTTTGTTGATCCATATGTTGGAAAGTATTTCTCTTCGGAATATGTTCGTAGAAAAATTTTGAAACAAACTGAAGAAGAAATGCAAGAGATGAATAAAGAAATAGCAGTTGACAGACAGAGAATCCAAGCCGAGCAAATGGCACAGATGGCTCAACAACAGGCTGCTGGCGAAGGAGAGCCACCACAATGAATGAAACTAGCACCATACTTCTAAAAAAGAGTTTTGAAAGTTTAATTCAAAATAATGATGAGGAATTCAAGAAATCCTTGAGAAGTGCTTTAAGCACAAAACTCAATGAAAATATTGAATATTTAAAAATTCATACCCAGAAGAAGTTATTTGAGCCTTCTTTCAAATTTACTCCTAAATCAGAAGAAATTAAAAATTTTGTTGAGTTTTTAGAATCATATGATCCTTCAAATCCATCAAAAATTAAATTAAAAAATGAAAGTGTTATAAATATAACAGAGAAAGAACTTAAAGATATCAAGATACTATTTGATCAACTTAGCCCAAAAAATAGAACCCTAATGGTTGAATCTATTTTTGAAAGCAAAGCCAATCTAGATCAACATCTTGAATTTTGCCAGAAAGTAAAGGTATTACAAAAATGAATCCCAAAGTAAATGAACTAATAAAGAATATGATCGACGAGAACGTAGTTGCTTTCAAAGAGAATACCTCCAAGCTTCTCTATGAAAAGACTGGCAAAAAGATTGAAGGAATGTACGAAACTGTCGCAAAAACCATCATAAAGCCCACCAATGAAACTAATAACTGAAATAAACGAAGATATTAAGTATATCAAAGAGAACACTGGAAACGGTGATAAGGCTTATTTCATTGAAGGTATCTTTATGCAAGCTAGCGTAAAGAACCGCAATGGTAGAGTATATCCCCAAGGCATTCTTATTAAGGAATGCAAGAGATATATTACTGAGTACGTTGATAAAGGCCGTGCTCTAGGTGAACTAAACCATCCAACTGGCCCAACTGTCAATCTTGACCGTGTTTCGCACATCGTTAAGGAACTTCATGAAGATGGCAATACCATTTACGGTAAGGCTAAGATCATGGATACCCCGATGGGCCGTATTGTAAAGAACCTAATTGAAGAAGGTGCACAACTAGGTGTATCTACTCGTGGTATGGGTTCTTTAAAGAGTAAGAATGGTTATCAAGAAGTTCAAGAAGATTTCATGCTTGCTGCGGTTGATATCGTAGCCGATCCATCAGCTCCAAATGCTTTTGTTAATGGAATCATGGAAGGAAAAGAATGGATTCTTGAAAATGGCAGCTGGTCTGAAAAAGAATTCAACAATGCTAAAAGAATTATCAAAAGTTCTTCCAAAAGAGATTTAAACGAAAATATCGTAAAACTATTCAACGATTATTTTAGGAGTATGTAATGTCATTTGACTGCATCACCGAAGGTTCCAAAGACTATATTAAATACGTTCTTCAATTATCTGAAGAATCTATGACTGGTGTTACCTACGTAGCTCCAGGTCGTAAAAAAGAAACTAGAAAAAGACCTTCTTTTACTTTTAGTGGTGGTGCAGGTGGAAAAGGATTGGGTGGAGGAGATGATATTCAACCTGGAGATTTTCTTTCAACCGAAAAAGATGAAAAGGGAAAAATAAAAGATCAAGGTTTGCGTGGAGGCATAATGTGGGGTAATTCTAAAATTCCAAATTCACGTACAACAAATGAGAAGGGCGAAGAACAAGACAATACCCAAGGTGGTTTAGATTATATAACCTCATTAGGTCAAGCTCAAAGTGCTTTGGATTTTGCAGACCAAATGATGCCTGCAGCCGTAAAACTGCTTTTAGCCAAAGGTCTTTTCTCTTCACAAATTAAAGCTAATCCCGGCAGTACTGCTGGCACTGCCGGCAGCAGTAATGTTTCTTTGAAAGGTGCATTAGATGCAGCACGCGGTGGGGCTAATCAAGAACAACAAATGGCTCTTTCTGGATTTGAAGCTGTAGCAGGTGATGTACTATCTCAAATAGAAAATTTGACAGGAACCACTAAGATTGCAAATGAAAACAATCCACTTGCTCAAAAAGTAATGCAATATAGTAAAAATTTAGGAGCAATAGATCCTTATAATCCGCTATTGGGTCTAAAAATTGGTGTTGAAATGTTGGGTGGTAAGGAAGTTTTGAGACGTACAAGAGAACTTGGTGCAGTCCAAAGCGCTGGTGCGGCAAGTTCAATGGGACATCCCTCTGGTTTCAGAGGATATTAAAAATTAAAATATACTAAATAATTTAACCTTAAGGATTAATTGACATGAAAAAGAACAAAAAACTAAATTTATCTGAAGCTGCTGCCCAAGTAATGGGTGTTATGGACGCAACTGGTCGTTCTGATATGGACGCAAGTGGTCGTGGATCCATGATTCCCCCTCCAGTTGACACAACTGGCGTTTCTGCAATTGCAGCGTCTGCTGGTCAACCTGGCGTACCCGCAACCATGAGAGTTGCTGCTCCAGGTATGCGTGCTACTGTTGCAAAAGATGGCGAAGAAGATACTGCCATTGATAATGATGCTCAAGAAGGCGAAGAAGGCGAAGAAGAAGAAATGCCTGTTGAGACCAACGAAGAACTAAAGGCACAATTCCGTGATGCCATCATTTCTCTTCTTGGTGAAGATAATGTCAATAAGTCTTCTCTAGAACAACTTGAAGCAATCTTTGAGGCTGCTGTCTCTGACAGAGTTGAATCAGAAGTTGCCAAGGTTCTTGTTGAACTTGATGAGAATGCCAAAGACTATCTCTCTAATGTAACCAATTCATTGGTTGAAAAAGTTGATGACTATCTTGAGTACGTTGTTGAAGAGTGGATGACAGAGAATACTGTTGCCGTCGAACAAGGTATCAAGACCACTATTGCTGAGAATTTCATCAGTGGTCTCAAGAATCTTTTTGAGAATCACTACATTGATGTTCCAAACGAGAAGTACAATGTTCTTGATGAACTCTATGAGCAAAACAGAAAGCTTCAAGAATCTCTCAATGAGTCCATGAAGTTTAGCATCGATCTCAAGAAAGAGATCGCACTCACCGAGTGTGCTGGAATCTTTGTTGCCGAAACCAAGAATCTTGCTGACACTCAAGTCAACAAACTACAAAATTTGATGGAAAATATCAACTTCAACACTCCCGAAGAGTATCGTAATAAGTTGGTAGCCATCAAGGAAAACTATTTACAGGGTAATAGAGTTTCTGCACCCTCTAAGCCAGTTGATGAGGATATGACCTTCTCAAAGACTGTTTCTGCTCCAACAACACTCGTAGAAAACTATGCGAATGTAATGGGTAGATTAAATAAGAAACTATAACTTTACTAATTACTAAATAATTTTAACTCACAGGAGAATTTACTAAAATGCAATTTCAAGACAATACCCCATATGACATTCTAACCGAGAAATGGAATCCAGTGCTCAATCACGAAGCACTA